CAGAAGATCTGGATTTGGTACTAGGTTAAGGCCTTCGGGCTGACTTTGCCAACCGGATCGAAAGCTAAACACGTATCTTTGATACGTCGCTTAAGTCTTTGACTTTTAGCGTGGGTTTTTAAAACCTAGATTTAGTAGGAACAGATCATCAGAATCTTGTTGGGCGGCTTCTTTGAAGTCTTCCAACTCTTTCTCTGATCTGCTACGGGTCCTCTTTAGGATTCCTAAATAGGACCCGACGACTTCCTTCTTGATATTCAAGTCAGGAAGTCCGACAAGAATCGCCTCAATGAGGGGTAAATGTCGTCTTCTTCCGTGGTAGAAAATATCTACATATTCACGGGTGAAGTAAAAGTTCTTGCTTTCTTTGAAAGCAATAGCTTTACGGACATCATCTTCAGATACTGATAGATGACCGTTAAAGTGCTGTTCCCAAAGTTTGGAGTAACGCACTTTGAAGCTCTCTGTATTGAATACATTGACTTCTGCCTTTTCTTGGAGAATCTCCTTGAAAAGGAAGGGACGTAGAACTCGATTTTCGAATTCATCATCTCTAAGCCAACCTTCACGTTGAAGTCGCTTTATCTGAATTAGCGGAGATTCTCCGGCTAATTTTGGAAACTCTTCAAGAAGCTCAAAGAGCTTCTTTGGAGTATAGTCTTGCTTAACTGTTTGAAACAGTTCTTTAGCAACACTCATCTCAGATTCCAGGAGTTTATAACCCCTGAACGAAACATTCGTTGTGAATTGGGAGAAATCTTTAAGTTTATCTACATTGTAGTCACCTAAAGATAACTCTCTGATCAGACTTTTAGTCGGATCAGGGAGTCTAGCTGGGAGTTCGACAATGTCTTCTTCCAGCCAGAGTCCTAACCCCCCCAGTATCTGGGGGAGTAGGAGATGCCAGTACACTCCACTGGAGCGATCTGGCAAATAGTGACCCATTCTTTGAAAGAATCGGTCCCTAATCATCGAGACATTCTTCTTTGAAAAATATTCTCGATTCAACCACCGTAGGGTATTACCCAGGGATTTTCCCTTGCCAATGGCAGTATTACGGTCGTTAAATTGGTCGTTGTTCTTTGAACAAGGACTGATAAGTCTGACTTTTATAGAATCTATAAAAGGAGACTTTGTGTAACTTTCCACACTATCATTGATAGTTTGGGGGGTCCATTCAGTATTGTAAATATTTCTAATATCCAATACTTTTTCACAATATCGCACTGCGATTTTTGAAATACCATGCTTGGTTTTCGATAAAATCGAACCAAACCGAGTATGCCACACGCTAATACGTTTTACGTAAGCTAGTGGACCGATTGCAATGTGATCATCACCTGCAACCGAGAAGCATCTCCAAGGTACTTGGACTGCTTCTTTAAAAGTTATGTTTAGGAAGTCTCTTCCTGCGAGTTCCTCGCAACATAAATTTAATAGGGTAAGCACTGACTTTGTCAGAGGCTCACCCATAAATATACCACGACGAGTATACCATACTCCTCCGATTTTCGGAGCCAGACAATGTCTGCCCGTGGATATTAGGCTAATAGCCAGATCCATTAGAGGTCCGGAATATCCGAGCCCTTCTAAGAAGCCTGAGAGTAAAACTCTTGCAGTGTCTAATGGAATTGCGTCGCTCGCACTTTCTAAGTCCGAGCTTAAGCAATAAAGCTTTCCACGATTTCTACGAAATCCTGGTTTAGCTTTATCCATCATCTTCAGGTATAACCATGCCTGATCTGACCTTGTCAGACCGGCGGAAGCTGATGGATGGCTATCAAGGAAAGAGCGTAATACGCTACCTTGAGCCTGTTGTAACACATAGAGCCACCATGGCCCTGTTGTTACAATACGAG